AAGACACCATCAGCAGACTGATGAATATAAGTACCTGAATCACCGAATTGTAATTGGTCGGTACTTGAAAGAAGTAATCCTGTATCAGCAACGTGAGTAAGAGATACATCTTGATCATCTCCAAAGTATACAACTGCTCCATCTGCTAGATAAAGATCACTAAACTCTAAAGCATTTGTACCTAAAGCAGCTCCGTCTGAAGCATCTGGAACAAAAGCTGTATTAGCTGTAATAGTTGTACCTACAATAGTAGTAGCTGAATTTGCACCTATTGTAGCTCCGTCTACTGTACCACCGTTTATATCTGCTGTATCAGCTACTAGAGCATCGGTAGTAACTGTACCATCAAAGTAAGCATCTTTAAACTCTAAAGAACTTGTACCTAAATCTATATCGTTATCTGTTACAGGTACTATTGCTCCGTCTTGTATTCTTATTTGTTCTACTGCTGCAGAAGATACTTCAACAAAGACACCCCATCTATTATTAGTACTATCAACAACAATTTTATTAAGAAAATCTAAATCCCCTATAGTATGTACGTTACCACCTTGTCCAGCAGTACCATCGTGTCTGTGTCCTGTAGATGATGCACTACTTGAAGAGTAACTAAAAGCATTTAAAAGCTGATTGTATTCATTGTTAAAAAGTGCAGCAGTTATAGTATCTCCGTCTGCTATCGAACTTTGTCTGGTATATGTTTGAGCCATAATTTAATTCTCTCTTTGTTGTTATTGTCTTCCCGATGGTCTGTAATTTACGTATAATCCATTTATTGTGTAAGGAGCATTTGTATCATTACTAAATATTTTAAAGAAATTACTATGTCCACTTCCTGTTAATGTAGCTCTTACTAAAGGTTGTTCTGGCGCACCAAAAGTACTTGTACCAAATACTGCTGATGAGTCTCCAAATATAGAAGGGGTTGCTGATATTATTCCTACATCTGTTGGTTGAAGCCTGTCTGTACTATCATAATCAAACCTAACTCTAAGTGTAGGCTCTACAGATCCTTCTGGAAACACAGAAACTTTAACGTGATCTAAAGTTTTTAAAGTTCCAAAATCTCCATAATCATAATCAGGTGATTGGTATTCTGCTTCCACATTTGTTTCAGTTCCTGCAGGATTAAAACTATTTCCTGTATCGTGGTTGTAGACATATCCATCTCTGTCTCCGTGATATATTTTTTCTTTTCCTGAATAATTAAATCCAGAAGCTACTGCAGGAGCTTGTATTCCTTGTACTTCTGCCCATTCAAAACCTCTTTGAGTTAAAGTTCCTATAATCCCTCTTGAATTAGTTGTTGAAGCATTTGAAGCACTATAATAAAACCTATATTGAGATTTATCTCTAATAACTACGCTACTGTATTCATAAGTAGTAGCACTATCAAAAATATTATTTATAATAGGTTGTATAGATTTACTTATAGTTCCTAATTCAACGTCACCTATTCTTGCTGTACCTGCAACAGTTCTAAAACCATCGGGAGCAAGAAATATTAGATCACCTGCAAACTCTTGAATAGTTTTACCATCTACACAACCTACGTTTTTTGTAACTGGTACAATAGCTATCGTACTTGAGTTATTTATATTCTGCAGTTTATATATAGAGTTTTTACAAAATATAAATAATTCATTACGAAAAGATTTTAGCCCTACTACTTGATCATCGAGTACAATACTGCCTGATCCTGTAGAAGTAAAATCGTCTATGTCACTTGTGCCACTATAAAATATAGTATTTAAAGCTGTAGCTGCTCCTGCAACCACTAAATGTTTATCGTGGATTACACAATATTTTGGATAATGTGTTCCGCTTACTGTTATTTCTTTTGCAAAAAAAGTTCTATTACTTAAAGAAGAATCTGTTCCTGTCATTTTAAAGTAAAAAGGTTTTACTCCAGAACCTTCATCAGTAATAATAACTTCTCCATATACTGTATTTCCTTCAAAAGTAGCAAAATGTGCTTTACTTTGTGAAGTTCTTGCAGAAGCACTACGACCTGTAAAGGTGCTGTAGTTGTCTCCTCCACCTGCAACACTTGCTTTATTTATTTGTAACCAACTGTCACCGTCTTGGCTAAAATATATATTTGTTCCTGAACAAGCTATTACTCCGTCTGCGTAAACGTGCATACCTAATATTTCATTAGAGCTATTAGGTCTTGTTCCATCACCTAACTGCGAATAACCGTTAATGCGTCTGTATCCGCCTTTTGTAGAAACTTCAAAGTTTTTTAATCTTGTTGCTTTTCCCGGAGTTTGTAAAAGTTCTATCGAATTACTAGACTTATCTAAACCTCCTTGCAACGCTACTGAAAAAGGTTGTGAAGCTGCCATCAGAAATAAATCCTATCATCTGTCATACTTTTTGGTTGTGGATTAATTAAATTAGACTTCATATACTTCATACCTTTTTTATAATCATCTAGTGCAAAAGCTGCTTGTTGTAAATTTTCTTTAAACTGATGAACATAGTAACGTGTTCTAGCTAATATAACAGGTGCATATTGGTCAGGAAGAGTAATAGCATCTCCGTGTGCTGAAAGAGCAGTTGGTTTAGCATAAGCATAAAAATGAACATTATATACTTTATCTGGTATAGGACTTAATCCAAATTTACGATGATCTGGACTTCTTATAACATAACGAGGTTCTCCATGTACTTGACCGTCTGCATCATCTGAATTTTCTGAATCTCGTAAATATCTTCTCCAATCTGACAAAGATATAAACTTTAAACCTCTTGAAACATAGGGAGCTGATTCACCTGACACACTAATTGTTGTAATATAAAAATCATCCCAATCTATAGAAGCATAATCAGTAGTTATACTAGAGCTTCCTGATTTAAGAGTGTACCATCGAGTTCCTTTTACAGTTGCTACAGTTACGTTACCATAAAAAGGATCTGTTTCTCCACTAGCTGCTGCTGCAAAAAAAGGTAATTGAGGTTCTTGGTTAGCTATATCATTTAATGCTCTATTAATAGACTCTTTAACAAAAGCCTGTATTCCTACTGCATCTGAAAAGTTTGAAGATGTAAGTTGAACTTCGTTAAGCTCTCTTAAAGTCTCATTAGCGAGTGTTAAATATGTTGTAGCCATTATTTACCCTTTTTCTTTTTACCAAATATTTTATCGTAGTTATTAAGATACTTTTGTTTTGCTTCGCCAGAATATGCGCTACCTAACAATCCTAAGACTCTAGTGCTTTTAGGCTTACTAGAGCCATTTAGGATCATAGGATTTTTATCATTTCCTATCTGTGGCATGTCTACTGGTCAGGAGTAGAGCCAAGATGTAGAAACTCAACTAAATAAGTAACAGTTGTAGCTGCTGTAGCAAGGTTATTTGCTAGTGGCTTAAGACGAGCATATAGTGTACGAGCAGAAGCACTATACAAAGTAGAGGCTATAACAATAGCTTCTGAAGTTGCTGGTCCTCCCACTACACCTGCTGTAGTAGCTGTGCTTACAAACTGGTTAGCTGCGTGTCCGTGTGAGTTTTGAATAATATACAAAGGTGCATTTGCTGCCCAAGTTACTGCTGATCCACCATCATCAAGAATAGCTTCTTCATCAATAATTTGACCACCTCCTGCTGCAGTACCTAAATCAAAATCAACATCATCGCCTGAAGCTCCTGCTGTAACAATGTTACCTGCAGGAATGGCAATAAGATTTCTTATGATAGTATCAGCAGGCTGCGTAAATGAAACATCGTAAGTAGCGTCAGCAGTAACTGCAATAGTTCCTGTAGTTGCTGATGTCCAAGAAGTACAAATATTATCACAAAGATCTTGTACGTCTAAAACGCTTGCTGAGTTGCGCCCTGTATCTCTTATTTTAAATACTGGGTTTGACATTTTTTTCTCCTTTATCTTTAAAAGATAAGTTAGTGTTAATAAAATTTTACTCTAAAAAAAGATTGGGAGGTTTTTACACCTCCCGAATCCTATTAGTCGATACCGTAGAAAGCAGAAACTAATGCTTCGCCACGAAGTACTTTTCCTCCATAAACATGGAGTCCTCGTACGATGTCGCCAAAGCTATCAGGATCTCTGATTACTTCAGTACTTGTAATTGTCTGAGCAGTAGCTGTAGAACTCATATGACCTGCAATACATTTGCCAGCAGCATTAGTTGTGCTTGCAATGTTATTTGACTTGTACATACTAAATCCACGCAACTTACCAGAAGTTACTAGACCGTTTCTAATTGAACCTTGACCTGCGTTGTAATCAACAGACAAAAGTTTTGAAGATGAACTTGCAAGTACTTCATAGAAGTCAGGTGATGCTAAGAACCATCTTCCTTCTTCTGGTACATTTTGTTCATCAAGAAGACGAGCCATATGTGATAGAACATCAATAGGATCGTGTTCGTTTGCTGCAAAACCTATGTCAAGATTACCAGTTCCGTCAAATGTGCCTGCTGCTAGGTCAGTAGCATTGTCAGAACCAAGAATATGGTTAGGACTGGAAGCAGATACACCTGCGAACATAGTAGCAATTACACCTTCATCATAAGCATCACGAAGAGCATATGCTGCAGATGAACTAGCTACTTCTTTAAAGTTCACATGAGACATTGAAGTTTCGATGTCATCAACGATAAATTTAAATGCGTTAGCTGTATCAACTACAAGAGTAAGCTCTTGGTCAGTTAATTTAGTTGCTGTAACGTCTGCACCACGTTCGTACTGGTACACAGTGATTTCAGGTTCTTTTATAATCTTTACAGAATCTCCGTAAGCGGCAATCTCACCAGCATAATCTGTGTTGGTGATCGCTTCTACAACCGAAGCCTTTCTAAAGAAGTTAAGAACCTTTTTAGAGTAGACTGCAGGAAGGAAAAACGAATTAGTTTGACCACTGACAGAGTTAGCAAAGTTGGCGTTAGTATCCGTGCTAGGCTCGAAATACTGATCTGATTGGTTATAAGCCATTTTACTTCTCCATTATATCAAATTAAAAGTTATTGTTTTACTACTCTGCCTTCGTGAATTGCTTTTCCGATTTCTTCTTCGTACTTGTCAAATTCAGCAATAGACATTTTAGCAATTTCCTGTTCAGTCCAAATTTTATCCTGCTTTGGTTCAACTGAAGTTGTTTTAGTTGAAACCATATCAGCAGCAGATTTATTGGACTTTTTCTTTTTAGGCTTACTCGCTTCTGAAACTATGCCCATATCACGTTTATATAAGTCTAATGCACGACTTGCAAGATCTCCATCATTAGCGTTATCATATATCCATTTTTGAATAGACTGTGGTTGTTCTTTTGCCCAACCATGAAACTCTTCACTATTGCGAATATCTTCAAAATCAGGATGATTATCCAACAGTTTACTATGTGCTTCTTTAGCAATTAACTCTGCTTCACGTTCTTGTAATTTAGACAATCGTTCTTCTAAAACTTTTGTTTGTTCTGAACTACGCATGTGTGCTACAGTTTCAACTACTTCATATACATCTGGATATTGTTCTTTAAACTTTTCTAAGTCTTCTTCAGATTTAGGAGCTGTATACTGAGGCATATTTTTAGCTGCCTGTTCTAGTAGTTCCTGTTCTCTAACTTTAAACTCATTAAGTTTAGAATCGTAATGTGTTTTTAAATCATCATATCTTTTTTTGTAATCAGGTTTACTATAAGGTTTATCTTTAGTTTTCTGTTTACTTTGCTTTGGTTCTTCTTCTTGAGCCTCAACTTTAGGTTTAGGTTCTTCAAAAAATGCACCGTCAGCAGATACAAATTGTTTTTCGTCTTGCTTGTGCCAATCCTTATTAGCGTTATAAGGGTTTGCTTCTTTTGCTTGTGTTGCCATATCTTACTCCTACTCAGGGCTTTCTAAACAAAGTGGCTGCTAATGTCGACTTATGCAGGGTTTGTTTTTGTAAAGGTAGCCTTTCGGTTAATGTTGTGATAAAGGGCTTAGTAAACTAAGGTAGCTCTATCGTTTGTTATCGCAATCGTGGATTTACAGAAAGCATGCTTCTTTTTATTTCTTCTGCGGTTAAATCTTCATCAATAGGTTTACCAAAACGGTCTACCTTTTTTTCGATTTCTCCACCCATTGCAACTCTTTGTCGATTATCACTAGCTTCTTCTGCGTCTTTCATCATGCGTTCTAAATTATCTGCACCGATTTCATCCGTAGCTTTAGCTGTCATAACAAACTCACCATCCGATAACCTTGCAGGTATCGAATCGGAGACCTCAGTACCTAAACCTTCAACAGGTCCAGATCCTGAAAATTCTGTAGCTGTGTCCATAATCTTATCAAAGATCATGCTTAATCTTTCATCAGCTTGTAATTGTTCCATTAGATACATTTCTTCTTCGTTATCTAATGATTCATTAATTATAAAATCTAAATGTTGATCTTCCATTTGATTATCTGGAAGCATATCCATTTCTTCTGTTTCTTCTGTAGGCATCATCATAGCAGTCATTTGACTGTCCATTTCTCCGCCTTCAGCTCTTAAATCTCTATCTATACCATAGTTTCCTTCTAAAGTATCCTTTATATTTTCTTCTGTAAATAAAAGATTATCAGCAACATTAGGAGTAAAATGTTCAGTTATTTTTTTATTATAAAGTTTAGCAGATTTTCTAACTAAGTCTTCTACTTGGTCTGATTTAAAATAAGAGTCAGAACCTATCATACCTAAAGTGTGTCCAAAATTATCAGCATTATAGTTTTCTATATTATCTACTATTTTTCCAAATTGTATATCTACATAATTAACTGCTCTTCCATAAGCATCTTCAGGAATTTCTGTTTCTTCATATGTTTTTACTTCTTTACCTTCCTGATATTTTTTTCTTTTGTCTTTTTCCCCATCTTTTTCCATAATTGGATTAACACTTACCGCTACTCCAACAAGTTTTTCCATTTCATCTTTTATTTTGTTCTTTTTCTTTGCCATTAGTTATTCTCTTTTAAGATTAGTTTAACCTGTTCTGGTAGGTGGAGCAACCGTTCCAGAGAACTGATCCTCCCCTGACTGCGGTACATTTCCAATTCCGATGTTGCCACCGCCAGTACCTGTAACTCCAAGTTCTTGAGGTGCTTGAGGTGTTCCGCCAAGACCTCCCATTGCTTCGGGTTGTTGACTATTGGGTTGAGCTTCTTCGCTTGTGTTTTGTCCAGCATTTTGCATACCTATTATTTGTGCCATAATAGCTGCTTCTTCTGGATCATTAAGAATCTCATCAGGATCTAAATCTAAGCTATAGGCTAGTTCACTTATTAATTTAGAAATCTTAACAAAAGGAGCAATAGCAGGACTTTGTGCAGTTTGTAAGAACATAGTCAGTCTTTGACTTCTTACTTCTTTTTGCATCAAGCTATTCGTTCCAGTAGCTTTAACTTCTAAATCACCTTTAACATCTATATCACCTTCAAAGAACTGCATATTCCATTGGAAGTATGCTTCGCCTAGAGGTTTTAATAAAAAATCATCTAGGTTTTTAACAACTGTTTTAATGTTTAAACTTGCTGCACCTAACAACATTGACATACCTGATGCAGTTCTTGTCATACTTTGAACACCTGTTTGTCCGTGACTGTAACTAGGTAATCCAGTTTGTTCATCTGCAAGTTGTCTAAACTTGTCAAACATCATCATGTTTTCGTTTGCTGTATTAGGAAACTTTAAACCATAGATTGATTGTCCTGCCATTCCTGCTTGTCTACGGAAAACTTTTCCCGGATATATCTCCATTGACTGTCCACCTACTAAAGCAGACTCGTCTATGTCAAATACAATCGAACCAGAAAGAGCTAAGTTATCTATAGCCATTCTAGCGTGTCCGTTCATTATCTGCTGACTATCATCCATGTTTTCAGCAACACCTATACCAAAGAAGTTATATGGGTTTCTTTCGTATGGGAAAGCGTGATATGGAATACGATAAGGAGTAAAAGGATTTATAACTGCTCTTAATAGTTTATTACCTGTTACCCAAGCATTAACTTGTAC